GCGCTGATAGCTGTCAGCGACGGCGTGATGCGCCTCGTCGATCACCAGCAGGTCCAGTGCCGGCATGGCTTCCAGGTTGGCCGCGCGCGTCAGCGTCGGCACCATGGCGAAAGTGACCTGGCCAACCCAGGATTTCTGGCCCGCATCCACCACCGAGGTGCTGATACCCGGGTTCACGCGGCGGAACTTTGCCAGGTTCTGGGCCGTCAGCTCATCTCGGTGGGCGAGGACGGCGGCCTTTCCAGAGCCGCGCCCGATATGCTCGCCCACCGCCGCCGACAGCATGATGGTCTTGCCGGCGCCGGTCGGGGCGACGCCGAGGGTGTTGCCGTGCTCGCCGAGCGCACGGAGGCTGCGCTCGACGAAGAGCTTCTGGCGGGGGCGGAGCATCATGCTGGTGCGGCCCTCCCTCAGCGCGCCCAGGTGGGACGCGGATCCGCGCCAGCCGCGGACTGCTGTGCCGAGGCCGGGAAGGCGCCCTGGTGTATGGCCGGCGCGGCAGGCGGCGCCGTGTGCGCGGGCGGGGCATAGCCCTGTGCAGGCGGGGCATAGGCCAATGGTGCGTATCCGGCCGGCGCAGCGGTGCGTCCCATCGCCTGGGCGTAATCGCGATGGTCCGGCGTCACCGCCATGCGGATTTCGTTCTTGGTCTCGCCGCCCGCATCGGTGCCGTGCTCGATCTTGGCCACGAACTCGAGGCCATCGAGATCCGCGAAGCCGCCGATGCGGCGCGCGGCCTGCGCCTGGGGCGAGACATCCTTGTCCGAGATGCCGCGGGCGGAGTTCAGCATCCCGCGCAGGAAGCTGCGGCCCATCCCCGCCCATTCCTGCCCCTTCGGGCTGTAGAGCCCGATCAGCGTAAAGATCTTCCGCTTGGCGTAGGGCCCCTCCAGCACGGTGAATTCGCCATTGAGATAGACGGCGCCGGTGCTCCCGCGCGTGGCGTAGCCGCCGGTCCAGCCCTGGCTCGGATCATCGAAGCCACCGGGGCGGATGGTGAGGCGGACCTTCGCCAGCGTCCCCTTGGGGATCAGGTTCGGGTTGGACTGGGCGTCGTTGTAGTCGTTCCAGGAAGCCATGATACTTCTCCTCCGGTCAGGTGGTGGGGGTGTTGGTGGGGGCGGTCATGAGCGGCGCAGGCAGCGCAGGTGCCGCCGCGGGGGGGGATGCGGTGCCGCGGATCTTTGCGAAGAGGCGGCCCAGGTCCGGCGGCTCCAGCAGGTCGAGCCGGCCGCTGCGGTCCTTCGCCGGATAGCCCCATGGGTTCAGCGTCTGGCAGACCAGCGCCCGGAACGGCTGCCCGCCCTGGTCCTTGATCTCCGCCAGCGTCAGCACCTCATCGACGATGCCGGGCAGTTCGAGGCTGGTTTTGCTGCCCTCGATCTGCAGGCTGAATACGCGGCGATTGAAGTCGTCGAGCTTTTCGTCGAGGATCCCGACGAAGATCACGTTGCGGCCGCGGGCGTGCTGCAGATGTGTGAGCCAGGCGATCATCTCGCGCCCATGCAGCCCATAGGCGCCGCGCACGTCAGGCTTTCCGGTGCGCTCCGCGAAGGCCTCGGGCTGGCCGCGGCACCACTGGAAGCAGAGACGGCCGGCGACGGTGATGCTGTCGATGAACAGCGTGACGTAGTGGTCCATGCGCGCCGGATCGCCGTACTCGCGAACCACCCGCGCATGCTGGGCTGCGGAATAGGGCTGGTCGTCGCGCAGCGCGGGGTTCGGGCCGGCGAGGAACAGCGCTAGGTCGCGGCACTCCTCCCACGTCCGCGGGCGGATCGAAGCGCCCCGCCAGCCCTGCACGGCGAGATCACCCGCCTCGAGGTCCATGAAGAGAGTGGTCACGGCGCAGGTCGTGTTCAGAAGCCAGGTCTTGCCCATGCCGGGCTTGCCGAGGATGGCCGCCTTGACGCCGCGCTCCTCGGCCTGCCGCTCATCGGCCGTGACGATGCGCAGCGCCATCAGCGGCCTCCCTGCGTGTTGATGATGCCGGGGCCCTGCGGGCCGTCGCGCAGCGCCGTTTCGGACAGGATGGCCAGGCGATAGGTGGCGCGGCCGGTGCGCACGGTGCGGGCCGGCTCGAAGGCGGCACGAATGCGCTCCGGCCAGGCGATATACGCCCGCTCGGAAACCCTCATGCTGACTTCGAGATACTGGCGCGGGTCCTCACCACCGGCACGGATTTGCTCCGCTAGGGCTGCAAGTCGCGGCTGGTCCCACTCCACCTTCTTCGGCAGGTCGACCGCGACTTCCACGGAACCGTCACGCAGACGGACAGTACCAGTGTCCGTGCCAGCGGCGGCGCGGGCGGCAACGGCGCGCTGGTCGTATCGTAAGGCAATCGCAGCCTCGATCCAGTCCTGCATGCGCTTGGCTGCGTCTAGGGCGTCGCGGGCATCGCTCTGCAGCAGCGCCAGATGGTCCGCTGGCAGATTGATCAGGTCCGCGACTGGCATCTGGCGCAGCGCGTCGAGGGTGGGGCGGTTGGGGAGAGCGTTCTGCATTACGCCGCCTCCGCCAGGATCTGCTGCAGCACATGCGGCGCGAGGCGCCGTGGGCGCGGCCGAGCGATCAGCAGGTATTCGAAATCCTCGTGGCCATGCCGACGCTGCACGAGGTGGGCGAGCCCTTCCTCCGAAAGCCTCCATGCCCTGCTGGCGACCTTGGCCACGGCCGCGCGCTGCGGCGGCTCCAACAGGGCGAGCTGCGGGCAAAGGCTGCGGGCGAGCGCACCGCGGAAATAGGTGATGGCGTCGCCGGTGGAGGCGGTGCCGAGCCAGCGGCACAGTGCCGCATCGGTGAGGGGGACCGCCGGGGGCGGCAGGGATGTGAGGTTGTTCATACCAGGTCCTACGCAGCGACTGGGCGATGTGTCTCAGGCCGCTGAGCCAATGCCGGCGGCGAGCAAGCGCAAACGAATTTCGCCGACCCGGCGGTAAATCGTGGCTCTTGAGCTGGGAGCACTGCGGACCGCGTCGCACATCGGCCCGGCCGACAGCGCCGTGCAAAGATCGTGGTCCTGCCGATCGATGCAGGCTGCGGCGCGCTCCAGGTCGAGGCGCCGCTCGAGCGCGGCCGCGGCATCGGTGGGCTGCCCCCACCACGCGGCAAGGCTGTCCGACAACGGCAGCGTCTCGCCCAGGGTGAGCGGGGCGCCCGAACTTTCTTCGGTGCCGACCCGGTCATCGAAGGACGCGATGTGGCGATGCGCGCGCTCCCGCCGCAAGCGCTCTGCCTGGCGCGTGGCGTGGTGGCGGCAACAGACGGTGGTGAAGGCCTCCAGCGTCCCGCGGGTGCTGTCGAAAGCCGGCATGCGGGCGAGTAGGTCCACCAGCATATCCTGCTGAAGGTCATCGCGCTCCTGCTGGGGCAAGCCGCGCCGGTGCAACGCTCGCCGCGCCTCGCGACGAACGATGGGGAGGACACGAGCGAGATCGGCGACGCTGAGTGGTGGGGCAGGGTGCAAGATGGCCTCCATGGGGTGGATACGTGACCCACGGAGACAAACAGAAACGAAGCGAGGGGGTGGAGGCGCAATAGGGCGCAATGGGGCCGAAATGCCTATCGGCCTTTATTCCCTATCGAAAAACCAGGTTTGGCCTCAAAAATGGCGATGCCTTGGAGGAAATCCCTCCTGAATTACGCCCCTCTGGCTGGGATCGACACCTGTGGATTACGGGGAAAAAAGAACATAGAAGGAACAAAAATATTGACGACATGCTCAACGCTCAGCATGTTCAGGGCATGTCGATCATCGTCAGCTACGAACATCACCCGGCCGCCGCCGCGCCCCGTCCCATGTCCGCCCAAGCCCTTTGGCTTGTCGCCAGCCAGGTGCGCAGGCAAGTCCGCGAAAGGGGCGATGGCTTGGCCGTGGCGGTTAGCGCGCTGCTCGCCAGGGAGGTGGTGGCCAATGGTCGTGTCCTGCAGGTCAATTGGGATATGGCCCACTCGGTCCATGATGATGCGGGCAGGGAGGTGTTAGGCGTCTGCGAGACAGATCCGGATGTCCCCCACGCCGCGCTGGTGTCGATCAACGCACGCATGGTCGCGGGCCGGCCGGATCTGGAGCTCAGTACAGCGGCGCATGAACTCGGACATGTACTGTTCGACGTCCCGGCAGCACTCGGAGAGATGGGGCGGCGGTTCCGCACCATGACGGTGTCCCCTGAGGCGCTGCTCGATCGGGCGGCCGTGCTGGCGGAACGGCGGGCCAATGAGTTCATGGGAGCGTTGTTGGTCCCCGCGGTGCCGTTCCATTTGCAGATGCTCGTGCATGCGCGGGCCGAAGGGTTGAGAACGGTGCATGCGGCACATCTGGGCCGCCAGGGTTCGCGCATCCTTGCAGGGGACAATCCACCGGAGGCGGTGGATGGCGTCGTGGCTGCGCTGGCAGGTGACTTCGGCGTATCGGACGGGTTCGTGCGTGTGCGGCTGGCACGCTACCGCCTGATCGAGGGAGGGCTGCCGTCATGAGTTTTGGATCGGTGGTCCGGTCGCGCCGGCAGGGACTGGAAATCAGTCTGACCGACTTCGCGGAACGTGTGGGGGTTTCACCGGCCTATTGGTCGCGGCTCGAGCGCGACCAGGAGAAGCCGCCGCGCGACGAGCTAATCGAGAAGGCTGCCGCCATCCTGGGCGTGCGAATGGACGAGCTGTTCATTGAGGCCGAACGGCTGCCGCCTGACATGCGCAAGGACATCGCGAAGGTCGTTCAGGCTTACCGGCGGCTGAGAGCCACAGGCAGGGGGTAGGCATGATCTCTCGTGTCGTCAGAAAGCCCTGCTACGGCATCTCGGAAGTCTGCACCCGCTGGGCTGTGACCGACCTGGACGTCGCTAACTTCGCCATCGGGCGCGAACTGACCCTGTCGGTCGTGGCTGCTCGGCTGCCGGTGGAGGAGGGGGAAGTCGACGAGGTCGATGACGGCCATTTTGTGGATATTCCTGAACGACAGCATTGGTTCAGTGGCACGCTGGAGCTGTGGCCGCAGGACGCTTGGCAAATCATGATGGATGGCAGCGCCGGAGTGAGCAGCTTTCAGGCGGGCCCCGGGCGGTATCGCAGAGTGTCCTCGTCCATGGACACCGCTGAGTTCGTGGTGCCCCGGGAGCGGTTGGTTGTGCTGCATGCTGAGCTGGAGCGCTTTGAGGCGGCGCAAGCTGCATCCGTCGCTGTGGTGGAGCCGCCGCCTACGCCGATACAGATTGCCGCAGCTCGCGGCGCACCTGCCCGTTATGACTGGGACGAATTCTGGTGCGAGGTGGCAGTGATGCTGCAGGTTGAAGGCATGCCCGAGACCCAGGCGGCGCTGGTTCGGCGGATGACGGGCTGGTTTGCGGCGCGGGGCCACTGCCCGGACCACAGCACCATCAAGAAGAAAGTGTCGCTGCTCTGGCGCCGGCATTCGGCAGCACTGGCAAGGGAGACGGCATAGCCTGAGACGGATTGCCGAGCAGACGGGTAGGACCTGGTATGAGGACCGGACCTGCCCTGACGAACGCCCACCTCCCGCCGCACCTCCGCGAGGTTTGCGGCATCCTCGCCGGAGGCCTGCTGCGGCTGCGCAGCCACGACGCCGAGGATAGGGCAGGGGACGCCAGTCATGGTCGGGGGGCTGGAGACATTCGCCTACACTCCACTGCCCGGCAGCGCCGTCATGCGAACCCCAACAGAAAGGGACTCGTATGACCAGACGATCATCTGCCGCGCCCGTGGCAGGCCCCACCATTCCGAGAATACCACCGACCGAGGTGCTCGGCCGGCTGGCAGCGCTGCAGGCGGCGCCCATCGCCATGCTGAAGCGACAATGGCGCGAACTCTATGGCAAGGAACCACC